GTGTGTGATTGTGCAGAGCCAAAGAGCATTATTGATTTGAGAAGCAAAGGGCTTCCTGCAAGGGAGTGCTTCAAGCGTCCCGGTGCGGTTTTATACAGGGTAAAGTGGATGCAGCATAGGACGATTGTAATAGATCCCAAAAGAACACCCAATGCATACAGGGAGTTTACACAGTACAGTTACCCAGTAGATAAGAATGGGAACCTACTGTCTGAATTGGTGGATAAAGACAATCATTCCATTGATGCAGCCGCTTACGGACTTAATAATCTGATATTCAGCCGTGAAGCTACGGCGTAGGAAGGAGTAAAATATGGACTATTTGAAAATACACTGTTTTCATTGTGGGGGAAAGTTTGAATTATACAGCCGAAACATGAATCACGATGACAAACCGCCGAGATGCCCGCATTGCCTGAAAATGATGGACAAGACACAATGGAAGCGGTTAGTTGATGCCTATTACACATTTGCTGAGGTCAATAAGAATTTTAGGAAGTATCACGATGACAGGGGCGAGGCATTGTTTCAGGTGGAACTTAGGAGCTATTATGTGAAGCCGGAAAAGATTGTGATAGAAGATTAGCAGGGGGCAGGTTTTAAATCATGGCGATAATTCAAACAATAAAAAGGTGGTGGGAAGCATTGTGGCAGAAAGAAGCGCAGGACAAATTCGGGGTTGAGACAATCGAGAGCGACGTTATGAAAGCAGCGCTTAATGATTGGGTGAATATCTATCAGGGCAAGCCGGACTGGATAACAAAAGACAGCGATATTGAGGGTTACAATTTTTCAAAGAAGCTGTGCAATGAAACCGCAAGGCTTACTACCCTTATGTTAAAAATCACTGTTGATGGTTCTGACAGAGCAAAAAGCATTAATAAGCTGATGGCAGGATATGTTGACCGAATGAAGAATGAGGAATGCGAGAAGGCTTGTGCTTTTGGCTATATTGTCTTGAGACCGAACGGAAAAAGTATTGATTATGTTATGCCGTGGGATTTTGAGCCAACGCATGAGACAGATGGTAAGATTGACGGCGGTATTTTCCACGACCACCACCACAAGCCGGGGGACAAATGGTATTACACTCGGCTGGAATACCACCGCTTCGAGGATTGGAGAGTGCCGCAGGATAATGATGTGAGATTGTACCGCATCATGAATAAAACATATAAATCTACTGGCACAAATGGCATAGGACAGGAATGTCCGATAAAAGAAACTGTTTGGGCAGACTATGAGGAAGATATGGCATTTACAGGGGTAGAAAGACCGCTGTTCTCAATCTTTAAAATGCCGATTGCAAACAATATTGATCTACAAAGTCCACTTGGCGTATCGGTATTTTCCAACGCTATCAGGGAATTGGAGGGGCTGGATATAGCATGGACAAGGCTTGATGATGAAACCTATGACAGCCAGCATATCACATTTCTTGGTGACTCTCTTATCGAGGAACCGGGAACACCTGTAAGGAAAAGGCGCTCTTCTGGAGGTATTGTTGACAAAATAGGGCGAGCATTGCCGCGGAGGGTGCGTATACTGCCCGGTAGCGCAACGGGGGAAGAATACCACGAAGAAACACCGTCATTACAGACAGCGGACAGAATAGCGGAAATAAATCACAGGCTGGACATGGTTGGCGTGAAATGCGGGTATAGTCCGGGGTGGTTTGTCCTTGATGGACGTACAGGCAGAATCACGGCAACACAGGTAGAAGCGGATAATCAGGAGACTATAGGCTACATAAAACATATCAGAGACTCTTTTAAGGTGGCTACGGACGGGCTTATTTATGCGATTGGATTTTATCTTGATTTGGATAATCCGAATGATACAAGAACAATTTATCTGCCAGAGGAAGAATACAAAGAACTGGAAGCTGCCGGGGAGAATATGAAGTATTATTATACCGCTCATTATGCCTTGCAGGATATCACATATAATTTTGATGAGGACAGATTGCGGCATTGGCAGTATGTGCAGGCCGGAAAATATCCCTTGTATAGATACTATATGGAGTACGAGGGAAAAAGCGAGGGTGAAGCTAAGAAACTGGTAGCGGAAGCACGGGCAGAACAGCCAAAATATGAAAGTCTGTTCGGGGAGGAATAAAACATGAATAAACTTGTATGCGGAGTAGTGGTAGATGAAGAACTCTACATGAGATATCAGGATAAAAAGTATAGAATCGGCAAAGAAGAGTATGCGTTGAGAACAATTGAAATTGTGGCTACTTCCAAGGATTATGATGCGTATCCTTATCTTAAAGCGCAAGCACAGGGCATAGTGGAGCTGGTGCAGGAGGAGATTAGAGAATATTATGCAGCCAGAGACGGCAGAAAGGAATACGTTACCATGAAACACAATACATTCAGCGAATATATTAAAGACCTACAGGAGATTCACGCTAAGTCGGCACCCGAAAGAAGGGAGCTCAAAGAGAAAATGGGCATGGCACGGAAAAGATGGGAGGAGAACCAGAGGGAATTTAAAAGCGATGAACATTTCCTTGCAAGGGAAAAAGTGGTGTTTTTAGATGCGCAGGAAGAGTACAAGAATAATATCAGGGAATTGCAGAAGAGGACGCAGGAAGAGATTCAAGCGGTGCAGACCGAATACGAACGTCATCTGAATGATTTTTATACCGCAAATGGTAACAGGATTATCGAGTCCACAGTTAAGCTTTTGAAATCAGGTATTAGGCTGACAGACGCAGAGATTGATAACATGGTAAACGAGAATAAAAGCAATCCGACAATGCTGCGTCTGATTTCCGACCATTGTGATGCCAGTAAGATCAGCAGCCAGTCGGCAAGTGTGTACGGAACACTTGCACGAAAAAACGGAATGGAGGAGAGAGAAGCTTTCAAGACGATAGCCGCAATGATTGAAAAAGCAGTCAGTGAGGACGAGACAACCTCTAAGGTGTGGGGAGCGGAGCATTCTCATTTTGAGCGGCTTAGCAATCAGCAGATTGATAGTATGAATGCATATTCCATTCAGCCGGCAGTAAATCAGGAAGCTGCCGGTATTTAGAGAAAAAATGTCATTATATTTGTCAGTAAAGGAATCACCGTCGAAAAGGTGGTTCTTTTTGTTTATATCTCCGATCTGAAAAAATGCTGTAAAATGGTACAACCATCTTTAAAAAATGTTGGATAATAAAGGAAAGAAAGAGAACAGGAGGGATAGGGAATGGGAGCAATGTCAGCGGAAGCAGTTGAAGCAAGAAAGGCTTATCAGAGGGAGTACAGGATCAGGAACCGGGATAAGATTAACAGCCGGAGAAAGAACTGGCGCGCAGAGAACCGGGACAGGGTACGGCAGTACAACCGGGAATACTGGGAGGGCAGGAAAGGCATCAGGGCATCATGGGAGGATTACGGCATCACACCCGAAAGGCTGCATGAACTGACGGGGATTGTCAGGTCAGAAAAGTATGATTCCATGGTGCTCTCTGCGGCTCGTAAGGCTGACGAAAGCGCGGCAGGGCATATTATTATGTCTGTAAAGGAAAATGTATCCTATGAAACCCTAGAAGCGAGACAGGCGGCAGGCAAAATTGAGAGGATTGCTCTCGGACGCAGTGATTTTTATGGGGTGAGGCGGTTGTTCTTCCATTACATTGATATTGCATTGAGTGAGATTCAGGCAGGAAAAAGTGAGGAGGTAAATAATGGATAATTTGATTGCTATATCATTAAGCAATATGATTTGTGAATGGATTGAAGCATTTTGAAGTAACGAGAAAAGAGGCACAGTAGTATTTTAGGTGCACAGGAGTGTCACCATATCCGATATGATAGTTAGCCTTTTATAACGTTGGGAAAGAACTGTACTAGTGACATGCTAGTGACAAAATGGAGCGAAAAGCCTCAAAAATAGGGGATATTTTCAAGGCTTACCTTATGATAACCTTAAATTTGCGTTGGTTTCACGCTGTATTGCGTGTATGTTCTTGACGCTGCCGAAACTGCGTGATACGATATCTTCTATATTAACGTGGGCGCCGAAGTGAATTAGGCTAGCGGGCTGACGGACGTATGGCGCGCGCAGGGAAGATGAATGTGCAGCGGCTGGAAAAAGGAGTGGTGGCATATGATGCAGTATGAGTGCAGAATCCTGTTGGTGGACGATGAGACAGAATTGTTACAGATGGTGGGAAAATTGCTTGTCAAGGAAGGGTATAAGCATGTAGACCGTGCAGCAGACTGTGGGGAGGCGCTGCGGCAAACGCAGGAAAACGAGTATGAGCTTGTGCTGCTCGATGTGATGCTGCCAGACGGAGACGGTTTTACGCTGTTTGAGCAGATCAGAAGGATTAAGGGCAGCAGGCTTCCGGTGATTTTTCTCTCTGCGCGAGATGAAGACCATGCGCGGCTGAGAGGACTTGGCTTGGGGGCAGATGATTACATCACAAAGCCCTTTCTGCCGGAAGAGCTGCTGCTGCGGGTGAAGGCAGTTCTCAAGCGAACCTACAATCTTGAGGATGAAACGGGTTCAGACCGAATCGGAAAAGCGTTGGTGGACTGGGGGGCAGGGACCATCTGTGTGGACGGAGAGGACTATATGCTCACCGCAAAGGAGTTTATGCTGCTCAAAAAGCTCTGTGAAAACAGAGGACGTATTCTTTCCATGAATGTGCTGTGCGATACGCTATGGCCCGATGGAAGCTATGGCTATGAAAATTCGCTCATGGTACATATACGGCATCTCAGGGAGAAATTAGAGGATAATCCCTCCAGGCCGGAACACCTTCTGACTGTGAGGGGATTGGGGTATAAGCTGAAGTAG